GTTGTTGGCGGTATCATTTCTTTCATTGCAACCAAGCTAGTTCGATAAGGATTTATATGCCACAAGTTGGAAACAAGAAATTCCCATACACAGAAAAAGGCGAGAAAGAAGCCAAAGAGTATGGCAAAAAGAAATCTATGCCTGTCACTGTAATGATTGCTATTGGTAAGCCTAAAGCTATGCCTACCCGTGGTGGTCGTACTGCTACGAACATGATGAAAAAAGCAGGTCGTGGCAAATGAAACCCGCCACCAAGATTAGGAAGGTAATGCGTGAGTTTAAAGAAGGAACTCTCCACTCTGGCAAAAAAGGCCCTGTGGTGAAGAATCCTAAACAAGCGATTGCCATCGCTATTTCCGAATCGAAAAGGAAGAAGAAATGAAACAAGGTCTATACGCTAACATCAATGCTAAACAAGAACGTATTAAAGCGGGTTCTAAGGAAAAGATGCGTAAGGTTGGTTCTAAAGGTGCTCCTACTGAGGCGGCATTTAAGGCTGCGGCTAAGACCGCAAAGAAGAAATGAAATTTCCTGAGACATTAGACAAATCGACTGTAGATCGGTTAATTTTGTCTCATGGAACATGGAAACATCTCTTTTATCGATGCTATTCAAAAATAAGTCCCGACTACAAAAACTATGGTGGTCGTGGAATTGATGTGCATTCATCATGGCATGGTGATGATGGTTTTTATCAATTTATCCAAGATGTTGGGTTAAGACCTTCAAAGGATTATTCTCTTGACAGAATTGATGTAAATAAAGGCTATTCACCAGAAAATGTGAAATGGTCAACTAGCATTGAACAAGCAAATAATCGTCGAAATAGCAAAAGATACTTGTTTGAAGGTGAAAATCTTACCTTGGCTGAAATTGCCAGAAAAACAGGAATTGGATACCAAAGAATCTGGAAAGCAACAAAGATTTATGGCGATCCATCAGAACATATAAAAATTGATCCAGATCGTGGCAAACGTATGTATCAAGGTGAATTACGCTCAACAACTGAGATTGCCAAAATGGTCAATATGAAGCCAGAAACTCTTATGCAAAGACTAAGAAATGGTTTAGATTTTGATTTAGCTATTGCATTACCACCACAGCCTGGTGTACACTTCACAGGAAGATCATCATGGTCTTAAAAAAATACCAGAATCCAAAAGGCGGATTGAATGAGGAAGGTCGAGAGTTCTATAAAAGGACTGAGGGACTGAACTTAAAAGCGCCTTTAAAAACGGGTAATTCAGGTCGACGATCTAGTTTTTTAGCACGTATGGGCAATATGCCTGGCGCTGAGATGAAAGATGGAAAGCCTACCCGACTTTTACTTTCTCTTAGAGCTTGGGGCGCAACGTCCAAGGAAGACGCAAAGGCTAAAGCCAAAGCGATCTCTAAGAGGAATATGAAGTGAGACCAGTATCTGTCGGAATTAACCCAACAGCAAATACGCTGACAACTGTTTATACAGTTCCTACGGGTTATTACGCCAAGTTTACTGTCATGTACATCCACAACACTGGTGGAAATACAAAGAGCATTACTGTCCAATGGTATGACTCAAGCACCGCAACAACCTTGGATATTCTTACTGCATATCCCTTAGCTTCTAAAGAATACCTTGAATTTAATGGTGTTGCTTACATGGTTTTAGAAGAGGGCGATAGGATTCAACTTACTACTGAAGCGGCTAGTTCCTTCAGTTTTATTGCTACATTTGAGGTTCAAGGAGCGCAAAGAACATGACCTACTTAGAACTTGTTAACGATGTGTTAGTTCGCTTGCGTGAAAGCACAGTATCTACTGTTGGCGAAACCGCCTATTCTGCTTTGATTGGCAAGTTTGTCAATGATGGTAAGCGTCAGATTGAAGATGCTTATTCATGGAATGTACTATCTCAGACAATTACAGTGACTACTGCTTCTGGCACAAGTTCTTATGCTTTGACAGGTGTTGGTCAGAAGTTTCGTGTTAACGATGCTATCAATACCACAAGTGTTATTACTTTAGATAACACTACTGTTGCGGACATGAACCGCAAGCTCAACTTTGGTACGCCTTCACAATCTATTCCTTCAGAGTTTTGCTTTAGTGGTGTAGATGGCAATGGCGATACAAAGATTGATTTGTTCCCAATTCCTGATGGCGTATATACACTTAAGTTTGATGTAACTGTCCCACAGGCCAATCTGTCTGCTGATGGCACTTCTGTGAAGGTCTTGGACTATTTGGTTGCTCAAAGTGCTTATTCTCGTGCTTTGATTGAGCGTGGTGAAGATGGTGGAACAAACTCTAATGAGGCTTATGCTTTGTTTAGAGGAATGCTCTCTGATGCTATTGCATTGGAAAGCACTCGTTATCCTGAAGACAACTTTGTGGCGGTCTAATGGCATCAGCACTTCAAAGTTATAGTCTCTCAGCACCAGGCTTTTATGGCCTGAATACTGAAGATTCGCCCCTTGATTTGGGGTCTGGATTTGCCTTGGTTGCGACTAACTGCATCTTGGATCAGTATGGTCGTATTGGTGCTAGAAAAGGTTGGTCAAGGGTTAACTCCTCATCTGGTGCTTTGGGTGCTAACGATGTTGGTGTAATCCATGAGTTAGTTCAAAACGATGGAACTTTAACTGTTCTGTTTGCTGGCAACAACAAAATATTTAAACTTGGTACTGCTAATGCGGTGACTGAGTTGACCTATGGTGGTGGAGGCTCTGCTCCTACTATCACGGCAAGTAACTGGCAATGTGCATCCTTGAATGGCATTGCATACTTCTTCCAAACTGGTCACGATCCTTTGATTTATGACCCCGCAGTAAGTACAACTACTTATCGCAGAGTGTCTGAGAAGTCAGGTTATGTAGCTACAGTTCCCCAAGCCAACATTGCTATTTCAGCATTTGGTCGTTTGTGGGTGGCTAATACATCTACAGACAAAGTAACTGTTACCTTCTCTGATCTGATTGCAGGTCATGTATGGGGTGGTGGTACTTCAGGCTCATTAGATGTATCTCGTGTATGGCCTAATGGTGCTGATGAAGTTATGGGCTTGGCAGCTCACAATGATTTCTTGTTTATCTTTGGCAAGAAGCAGATTCTTGTTTACTCTGGTGCTTCTACCCCCGCATCTCTAGTTCTGAGCGACACAGTAGGCTCTATTGGATGTATCGCTAGGGATACCATACAAAGTATTGGTACTGATGTTGTTTTCTTGTCAGACTCAGGTGTTCGTTCATTGATGAGGACTATTCAAGAGAAGTCTGCTCCATTGCGAGACCTTTCTAAGAATGTTCGATTTGATTTGGAATCTTCCTTATCTGGAGAAACACTAGCAAACGTCAAATCTGTTTACTCAGAGAAGAACGCTTTTTATCTGCTTGTTCTGCCAGCTACTTTGCAAGTTTATTGTTTTGATACTAAGCAATCTTTGCAAGATGGTGCTTCCCGTGTAACCAAATGGGATAGTATTTCACCAACTGCACTAAGATCATTGCGTAATGGCGACTTGTACATTGGCAAGAATGGCTACATTGGTAAGTATGGTGGTTATCTTGATGATGCTTCTACATATCGATTCCTGTACTACACCAACAATGCTGACTTAGGTAATCCTAATCAGATTTCCATTCTGAAGTCTATTACTGCCGTGGTGATTGGTGGCTCTAACCAGTTTCTCACAATCAAGTGGGCTTTTGATTACTCAGGTGCTTATCAGTCAGAAAACGTCTTTATTCCACCTCAAGGCTACTTTGAGTATGGGGTTGGAGAATATGCGGTTGCAGACTATTCAAGCGGTATCCCAATTAAAGCACTGACAAGCAATGCTTCAAGTGCAGGTAAAATCGTACAAACTGGTTACGAAGCCACTATCAATGGCACTCAGTTGTCAATTCAGAAAATTGAACTTCAAGCCAAAGAAGGCAAGATAGGATAAACCATGTCTAATTATTCAAAATCCACTAACTTTGCAACCAAAGATAATCTCTCTCCTGGCAATCCTTTAAAGATTGTTAAGGGTACTGAGATTGACACAGAGTTCAATAACATTGCTACTGCTATAGCAACAAAGACAGACAACTCATCTGCCACAATTACTGGCGGTACGATAAATGGTGCGGTTATCGGTGGAACTACTGCCGCAGCGGGAACATTTACTAACCTTACTGTTAGCACAGCCGCTACGATTGCTTCTGCCGCCATTAGTGCAGGAACAATCAATGGTGCGGTAATTGGTGGTTCATCTCCACTTGCTATTACTGGCACAAACATCACTGCAAATACTGGTTTTAGTGGCCCATTGACAGGTGCAGTGACAGGTAACGTAACGGGTAATTTGACAGGAAATGTCACGGGTAACGTCACAGGTAACGTAACTGGCAACCTGACAGGCAATGTCACTGCGGCTTCTGGCACTTCTACATTCAATAATGTAACCATCTCTGGCTCATTGGACATGGACAGTGCTACATCGGCAACCATTACTGGTTTGGCAAGCCCCACAAACGATTCTGATGCGGCTACCAAGGGTTATGTGGATGCACTAGCCCAAGGTATTGATGCAAAAGCCTCTGTGGTTGCGGCTACTACTGCAAATATCACTTTATCTGGCGCACAAACCATTGATGGCATCTCTATTGTTGCGGGTGATCGGGTCTTGGTTAAAGACCAATCTACTGCTTCACAGAATGGTATTTACTTGTGTGCCACAGGTTCATGGACACGCACAACAGATGCTGACACTTATGCTGAGTTGGTGGCGGCTTTTACCTTTGTTGAAAAAGGCACAACTAACGCTGACTCTGGCTTTATCTGCACAATCGATGCGGGTGGGACATTGGGAAGCACATCGATTACATGGGCGCAGTTCTCAGGTGCGGGACAGATTACTGCGGGTGATGGTCTTACAAAGACAGGTAACACTCTCAATGTAGGAACTGCATCTTCTAGCCGTATTGTTGTCAATGGAGACAACATTGATTTGGCTTCCTCTGGTGTTACGCCAGGCACTTACCAATCTGTTACTTTTGATACTTATGGTCGGGCAACGGCAGGAACGAATCCCACTACGATTGCTGGCTATAACATTACAAATGCTTATACCAAAACTGAAATAGATTCGATATTTGGTTCGACTACTGCTGCGGCTACTTCTGCTTCTAATGCGGCTACCAGTGCTTCAAATGCTTCAACAAGTGCTTCTAATGCTTCTACAAGTGCAAGCAATGCGGCTACTAGCGAAACCAATGCGGCAGCGTCCTACGATGCTTTTGATGACAGATATTTAGGTTCTAAATCTTCTGCTCCTTCTGTAGACAATGATGGGAATGCTCTCCTAACTGGTGCTTTGTACTGGAATACAACAGTAAGCACTTTGTATGTTTGGACAGGATCGGCTTGGTCACAAGCGGCTTTCACGGCAGGTGGTTTCTTAGTTAACACTAACAACCTATCTGACGTATCCAATACTGCTACTGCTCGGACTAACTTAGGTTTGGCTATTGGTACTAATGTTCAAGCATGGGATGCTGATTTAGATACATGGGCAACTAAGACTGCACCATCAAGTACTGTTGTTGGAACTACAGACACACAGACTCTTACAAACAAGACACTAACTGCACCAACAATTGCATCTGCTAACTTAACAACAGCATTGACTATTGCAGGTGCTTCTGGTAGTTCTGGTCAAGTATTAACTTCTAGTGGCTCTGGTGCTGCGCCTATTTGGTCAGCACCTAGTGCTGGTGCAATGACACTTATTTCATCAGCTACAGCAAGTAGTAGTTCTTCTATTATTTTTACTAACTTAAATTACAGCACTTATAAACAGTATATTGTTTTGCTCTCAAACGTTGTTCCAGAAAATAACGGAGTTAGCATCGCTCTGCAAATGTCAAACGACAATGGTGCAACATATAAGAGTGGTGGGTTTGATTACTATTACAACTATATTCGGTTAATGAGTGCATATAACAGGTCGGCTGGTTATGCTGAGCAAATTACGATATCGCCAGGTCTGCTTAACGATGCAAGTAGAGGCGGTGCAAATTTAAGCGTGTACTTAAATAGTCTTATCAATAGCGACTACAACTCGATTTCCTTTAACGGAATGGTTGAAGATTCTTCACAATCCTCCATTCCAGTTTTTGGGGGTGGCTTTACATTAGGTACAGCAGGCCCTATTAACGCTGTTAAGTTTATTCCTTTAGGTGGTGGAACTATTTTATCAGGCACATTCAAACTTTATGGGATTACTTAATTATGCACACACACAAAATTGTTAATGGTGAGCAAGTTCTTTTGACTGCTGAAGAAATTGCGGAAATTGAAACGGCAACCTATACATCTCCTACTACACCAGCTATACCAACTAAAGAAGAATTGCTTGCACAACTTCAAGCATTGTCAGCTCAAATTCAAGCATTAGAGTAAAACCATGACACAAGAAGTCACTCATTCACAAATATACGAAAGACTACTGCCAAGCATTGAGAGATGTTCATTTGCAGAGTGGTTTCCATTGGACTATTACTTGGCCTGTTGAGCCACAATAAGGAGCAATCATGGCTGTTAACGCACAAGAATACTTTGCTACAAACCCAGATGTTGCTGCAGCTTTTGCAGCCAACAACTATGGGATGAGTGCAGATGAGTTTGCAAATTATCACTTTGCAAATTATGGAGCATCAGAAAGTAGAACGCCTGTTGCTGGAGTTACAAACGAACAAATTATAGGTTTTCTAAAAGATAACCCTGATCTGACTGATGAGCAGATTGTTAGTTCGATGAAAACCTATGGTATTTCACCTTCTCAAATGGCTGGCGCTGTTGGATTAAATGAAGGTGAGATTGCTTCTCGTGTAGCGGCTACTGTTCCTTATGGTCAAGCAGTTCTTCTTGGCGACACTTGGGTTCAACCTAATTATCAAGTAACTGGTTCTGGTGAAAATCAACAGATTGGTGGTGTTGAAAGTGTTTCTGTTTACAAAACTACTGGTGGCATCAATGATGAAGTTGCCACAGGAACTCAAATCCAGAACTACAGCCCTACTGGTGAGTTTGCAGGTACTGGTGTTACGAAAAAAACAGACAGTCTTTTAGGTGAGTTTTTATTAGGTTCATTGGGTTTATTTGGTGGTGCGGCTTTAGCAGGATTTGGTGGTGCGGCAGGTGCGGCAGGAACTGTAGGCACTACTGGCTTAACAATGGCTGAGTTGGCTCAACTTGATCTTGCTCTGGGTGGTGCGGGTGGTACTGCGGGTGCAACTGCTCTTGCTAACTCTTTAACTACTGGTGCTTTAGCAGGTACATTGACCAACCTAACAGGTGGTAGCGGTACTGGTGCTTTGACAGGTGGATTGGCTACTGGTGGTGCTGTCGCAGGAATGGGTGGTGCTGGTGGACTAACCGCAGGTGCAGGTGGTGTTACTGGTTTAACAACAGGTGCAGGTGGCGTTACAGGATTGACTACTGCTGGCGGTTTAGCAGGTGCTAATACTTTGCTTGGTGGCTCTACTCTTGGTTCTACTTTAGGTGGTTTAACAACGGGTGCAGTTGGCTCTACTTTGGGTTCTACACTTGGTTCTACTGTTGGCTCTACATTGGGTTCTACAGTTGGGTCTAACCTTGCAAATACTGCTGCATCTACATTGGGTAGAGGTCTTACTTCTGGTAGTTTAGCAAACCTTTTCTCTGGTGGACTAGGTACTGCGGGTAGTTTGCTTCAGATGCAAGAATCTCGTGAAGCGGCTCAAAGAGCGCAAGCCCGTATTGATGCTGAAACTGCTGCTGCCAAGGCTGCTGCTCAGTTTAGACCTGTTGGCATGACTACTCGATTTGGTACTTCAGAATTCCAAGTTGATCCAGTAACAGGTCAATTGACAAGCGCAGGTTATACACTAAGCCCTGAAGCCAAGAATGCTCAAGATCGTTTGGTTAAGTTGGCTGAGTCTGGTTTGCAACAAGCAGAAGGTGCTCAGAAAGCCTTTGAACCACTTCAAACAGGCGCTCAGAGTTTGTTTAAACTTGGTCAAGGTTATCTTGCTGAAAAGCCTGAAGATGTTGCTAAGAACTATTTAGCTTCTCAAATGGCTCTATTGCAACCAGGTCGTGAACTAGAGTTGGCTAATCTGCAAAACAGACTCCAACAACAAGGTCGTGGTGGTTTAGCGGTTGCTCAAGGTGGCACTATGGGTGCAACTACTCCTGAACTACAGGCATTGTTTAACGCTCGTGCTCAACAAGAGGCTCAATTGGCGGCTAATGCTCAACAGTATGGTCAACAACAAGTCCAGTTTGGTGCGGGATTGCTTGGTACTGGCGCACAGACTATGGGTCAATACTATGGTGGTCAACAAGCCGCTTATGCGCCTTACACGACTGCTTTGGGACAAGTTCAAGGTTTAGAGGCTTTGGGTCAACAACCTTTAACAACAGGCATCAACTTGGGACAAATTAGTTCTCAAGCAGGTGCAAATGTTGGAAAACTTGGTCTTACTGGCGCACAATTAAGTACAAACTTGGCAACTGGCGCTGATGCTACTAGAAACCTAGCGGCTCAAGGATTGATAGCGGCAGGTAGTCCTAATGCTCAGTTTGGTCAAGCAATTGGTGGACTGTTTGGTGGTGGATTGCAGTCTGCATTTAGTGGAACAGGTTTAGGCTCTTCTGGTTTTGGAACTGGTTTAGCTTATGGTAATCAAGACCTTGGCTTATTCTTGTAAGGAATCATCATGGCAGAAAATATAGTGGCGGGTCTGTTTGGTATGACTCCACAAATGTATCAGGGTCAACAGTACCAACAAGACTTGAGAAGAGGTGCTGAGTTAGCGCAACTTTCACCAGGAGCTGCTGCACAAGCTAATCTAATGGCAAGTGTTGGTCAACTAGGTCGTGGCTTTGCGGGTGCTTTGGGTATTGAAGACCCACAACTAAAGATGATTAGCACTCGAAACACTATTGCTCAACAGATAGACCAGTCTAATCCTGAGTCAATCTTGCAAGGTGCAAAGATGTTGGCACAAGCGGGAGATCAACAAGGTGCTTTTGCATTGGCTCAATATGCTCGTCAAGCACAGAGTGAGATGGCTCAAACACAACAAAGACGGGCGGCAGAACAATCATCTTTGGCTACTGCGGCTAAGACTCAATTTGGTCTTAAACAAGAAGAGCAATTACGCGATGAATTGTCAAAACTTGGCCCTAATCCCACACAAGAACAGATTATTTCTGTTGTTACTAAATATGGGCCAGCAGATAAAGTATTGGCTACTTTGCAAGGTTCTGCTGACAGGGCTGCTCAAAGAGAGACTTTGCTTACATTGGGTCGTGAAAAAATTGAAGCTAAATTAGAGTCTGATCTTAGACAAGCAAAAACTGATATAGAAAAAGAGCAAATGCGGATTGAAGCTAGAAAAGAACTTGCTCAATTGATGGCATCTCTTAAAGGCCCAAGTCCAGCAGTTCTTAAAGCTCAAGAGAAAGCAGAGAAAGCTGCTGAAGGACAACTTGCTTTGGGTGACACTATTTCTACAGCAGAAACTTTGGTCAAAGATTTAGCCAAAATGGGTGGAATGACAAGCACATCAAAAGGCCCTCTTGCAAACTTAGTTACATCTTTGCAAACGGGAACTGTTGGTCAAATGGCTGGTCGTACTTTTGGTACTGCTGAACAAGCTAAACGTGATGAACTAAAAAGTATTCGATTGCAGTTGTTAAATGCTATTAAAGAAGCTACAGGCATGAGTGCTCAACAACTTAACTCCAATGTTGAATTGAAAACATATTTGGATTCTTTGGGTAGCGAAGGTATGACAAAAGAGGCAAACTTAGCAATCTTAGATAATCTATCAAGGCGTTATCTTAAAGGTTCTATGAATGCCCCATCAAAAGGTGTTGGAACTGCTGAAAATCCAATTGTTTTAAAGTGAGGGATAAAAATGCCAGTATACCAATATGAAGGTAAGCATTACGACTTGCCTGATGGTCTTAGTAATGAGCAAGCAATTGCGAAAATACAAGGTTACTTAGGCAAGACAGTTACGCCTGAACCAGTAGCTACTCCCGTATCAAACTTGGAGTTGATGTTTGGTGCTGGCAGTCCTATTGCTCGAACAATTAAAGGGGCTGTTGTTGACCCCGCATTGGCTGTTAATCAGTTGTTAGCAAGTACGGGTTTGTTTGGCAAAGACATTAAGCGAGGCGCAACTCAACTTGTTAGTGATGTTGAACAAGCAACTACTGAAGGTCGTGCAAGAGTTGGAAGTAGTGGTTTTGATCCATACCAGACGCTTGGTAATGTTATAAGCCCTGTAAATCGTTTAGTTGGTGTTACACAAGCACCACTTCAAGGTGCAGGTTTAATGGCTAACATAGCCCGATCTGGAAGCACTGGTGCGGCTTTAAGTGCTTTGCAACCAGTAAATGCTCCTGTAGAGCAGTTTGGTGAGCGAAAACTAGAGCAAATGGCGACTGGTTTTGTTCTAGGCCCTGTTGTTGAAGGTGGTGTAAAGGCTGTTGGAGGTCTTTTAAACACCTTAAAAGGGCTAACTCCTACTGGTCGTCAGGAGTTCATGCAAAAACAGTTGAATGAACTTGCTGGGCCTGATAGAACAAAAGTAATTGAAGCATTGCGTGATGCCAAGGAATTAGTAAGTGGTTCTCGACCAACTGTGGCACAAGCAATTTCTGATATTCCTACAGCAGTTGAACTTGCGGCAGCGCAAAGTAAACTTGCTAGTAAAGCAAAAGTAGCAGGTGAGTTCCAAGAGCGTTTAGTTGAGCAACAAGCGGCTAGGGCAAGAGAGATTCAATCTGTTGCTGGCACAGAGGCTCAGAGAGCTGCTGTAATTGCAAAAAGAGAAGAAGTAACAACGCCAATGCGTGAGGCAGCATTAGAACAAACCAATCTTGCAGGGCCTATCTTTACAAAGCTAGAAAAAGAGATTTCAGATAAGTTTAATAGTTTGGCTGCTGCCGAACAAACATCTGGTATGACTGGTTTAGCGGCAACACTCCAACAGGCTGTGGCAACAAAAGGACAACCTGGTTGGCTGTCTGCGGGTGACATTGCGTCAGAAGCTGCAGGTCGTGCAAAAGCATACAAAGAACTTGCAAGAACATTGCGTGGTGAAGCCCAATTAAAGCAATTCCAACTTAACAGTTTAGAACAAAATGGATTCTTTCCATTACGTGCATCTGATTTAACAGACCAACTAGACAAAGCCATTCGTGGGACTGTATCTGACCAAAGTAAAGCTGTTTTGCAAGGTATTAGAGATAAAGTTGTTTCTAAGGCTGATGAAAATGGTTTGTTAAATAGCCGTGATGTATACGAAAATATTAGAAAAATATCCAATCAAGATGTCGCAAAAATGCTTAATCTTGGTGAGCAATATGCTTCTGGTGGAATCCCTCAACAAGCTGCGAAAGCCATAGGTAGTGCAAAGCAATTTATTGATGCTTCTTTAAACAAATCATCTGATGGTTTATGGGGCAAATATCTTACTTCTTATGCAGATTACAGTAAAAAACTCAACCGCATGGAAGTTGGCGATTACTTATCTAAGAGTTTAAATACTCCTTTAGGCAAAGAATCTGCTGGTGAATTTGCTACTGCCGTTGAGAATGCTGCAGGAACAATTAAAAAATCTACTGGCATTCCAAGGTTTGAGAAGTTGTCAGATGTTTTAACTCCTAAAGAAGTTGTTTCTGTAAACAACGTATTGGCAGACCTAAAACGTGATTCAAAAGCAAAAGAACTTGCTAGAAAAGTTAGTGCGCTTGATATTGGTGGCCCTGAAATTCTAAAAGAAGCCCCACAACTGTTAAACAGAACATATACAGTAATGAAGGCGGCTGTTGAATACTTGCAAAGAGGTAATGCAGACGCTTACAACAAACAGATGGCTGAGCTAATGATGAACCCAGGTGCTTTGGCTCAGTTTATGACTGTTGGCATACCTAAAGGTAGAACAAATGAGTTTGTTTCTTCAATGATGAAGTTAATGGATGCTCCAACTAGATCGGCATTTATTCAGTCGTTTACAGTACCTGCTGCTGCTAAAGAAGTTGGGGATTCACAACTTACTATGGCAGAGTAATGAGAGACTTTGCCGAAGCATTTGTTGCGGCAGTCTTTCTTGTTTGTTTTGTCATTTATTGTAGTTATATTATTGTTTGGGCATTTCCGTGATCGCCTTTCTCTTGGCGGCAACCATAGAGTACCGATGTATTAAGTGGACTTGGACTGGTGATGTTTACAACCGAAAGGTTGTGTGCATTAAGTGGGAGAGAAAGAAGTGATCGATCCTCTAACGGCTCTAGCTGGCATACAGTCAGCTATTTCGATGGTCAAGAAGGCAGCCAATGTTGCCAATGACCTAGGCTCACTTGCGCCCATGATTGGTAAGCTATTTGACGCTAAGTCTGTAGCTACAAAAGCAATGCTTCAAGCCAAGCAGTCTGGCAAAGGCTCGAACATGGGTACGGCTTTGCAGATTGAGATGGCTTTAGAACAAGCCAGAGCGTTTGAGGAAGAGCTAAAGATGCTCTTCATGCAGACAGGCAAGATTGATGTCTGGAACAAGATTAAAGCCCGTCAAGCAGAGATGGACTTGGCAGATGCTAAAGAAATAAGCGCACTAAAGAAGGCAGAGAAAGAAGCTAAACAAAAAGAGCAAGAACAACTGGAGATTGGCTTGGCAATCGGTGGAATCTGCTTTGTTTTGTTTCTAGTCTTTATTGGTGTCAATGAGTTGATGACATTCTGTGAAGCAACAAGAAGGTGTGGTCGGTGAATGAGTATCAAAAGACCTTTGACTTGTGCCTCAAGATATTCGTTTACGGGTTAGTGGCTTTGTATTTCTTGGGTTTTCTGAAGTTCTTACCTGATGATCTGTCTGACAGAATTGTCAATCTTCTACTTGGAAAGGTTGGTCTTGGTAAATGAAGTACTTACTTGTATTTGTAGCTTTTATGCTACATGGTTGTGATGAGAAATATCGCTATTTTTGCCAAAACCCAGACAATTTCCATGCTGAACAATGTCAGAAACCTAGATGCCAATTCACTCAGACTTGTCCTGAGTACTTGGTTGCCCCAATCTTGGAGAAAAAAATCAATGATGTCCAACCAGAAACAAAAGCTAACAACTGAAGAGATTGAAGTCAGGATTTGGGGGTTTGTTGTGATTGCGGTCACACTTATCCTCATGTTTATTGTTGCTGCTTTGCTCTATTCTGTGACTTTTGTCACTCAGCCTATCAAGAGTATGGCCCCGATTGACCAAGCCTACACCAAGATGCTGAACGACATTGTTCTGTTGATCGTGGGCGGTATCGGTGGTGTTATTGGCAAACGGGCTATGTCAAGTGCCGCTAGAGCGTTTAATCCTCCAACGCAACCAATGTGTCAACCAATGGGCTATGGAGGCTCTATGGGCGGTTTTAACTCGTCCTATGCCCCTCCGCAATCTGCGTATGGTTTGCCTTCTCAACCTTTTGGTGCTATGCCTGTTTGGAAGAACCCAGAGTTGGATGAATCTTGGACACCTGGCCCTCCTCCCACTACTCCTCCTGACCACCTAGAAGATGACCAAGAGCGTGAAGAATTGGCTCAAGCAAGAAAAGAGGCTGAATAATGTTCCCAATCCCTTTGCCTTGGTTAATCGTGGGTGTTTTGGTATCTCTCTTTGGTACATACCAAGTTGGACACCACTATGGGTGGCTAGAACGTGATA